AACAACAATAGGTAATAGTTTATTATTTGATAATGGTAGTGGTGTAACAGTTGGAAGTGCAACAGTGGTTAGGGCATTTAATATTTATTCTGCCACTGCTGATAACCAATTATTAATAGCTGGACCTGCTCCTTCAGTTTCTTTAGCTGATGCATTAACAGGTGCTACCTACCAAGCTAAGTTTGGTTTAGCTACCTCTTCAAATAATTTTGTAACCAATTCAGTTGCAGGTGATTTTGCTATTTCAGCACAAGGAACAAGTAATATCTTATTTGGTATTAATGGGGTAGAGGCAATGCGTGTTTTTGGTTCTACCAAGAATGTAAGCATAGGTGGAAATTCTACCGATTTAGGATTTAAATTGTATGTAAATGGTACATCAAATATTACAGGGCAATTAAAACTAGGTTCTACAATAACAAATGGAACTTATACTTATACCCTTCCATCTGCAACAGGTACTTTGGCTTTAACTAGTGATATACCAAGTGGTGCAATTACAGGAAGTGGTACTACTAACTACCTACCTAAATTTACAGGTGCAAGTACAATAGGAAATAGTTTAGTTTATGATGATGGGACTAATGTAGGTATTGGTACTGCATCTCCATTATATAAATTAGATGTAAATGGAAGTACAAACATAAGGACTACTGCAAGTGGTTCAGCAGGTACTATTTTAGGGTATCAATCTTTTAGTGCAGGTGTTGCAGGGAATCACGATACTTATGATGCTTGGAATTGGAAATGGGCTTTACTAGGAGCAAGTGGCGGTGGTGGAACTAATTTAAATACAAGATTCTCATTACTAAATACTGTAAAAGGAGTTTTAACTGATGGAGAACTTTTAACAATAACATCTTCAGGCAATTTAGGATTAGGAGTTACACCGAGTGCGTGGGGAAGTATTTTTAGAGCAGAGCAAATTGGTAATAATGGAGGTTTTATAGCAAGTAGAACAGATGGAATAAATCAAATACAATTTGGTGTAAATGGTTATTATAATGGTACTGATTGGATTTATACTACAACAGAATATGCTTCAAGATATTATCAAGCGAGTGGTGCTCATTATTGGTCAACGGCAGGTAGTGGAACGGCAGGTAACGCTATAACCTTTACCCAAGCAATGACTTTAACAAGTGGAGGTAACTTAGGTATAGGAACAACAAGTCCTAATGCTAAATTAACAGTTTGGACTCCTTCAACAACAGGAATGCAAACAGCTTTAAGATTAAATAATCCATTTGGATTTGCAAATCAAAACACAGGAGCAAAAATAGTATTTTCTCAAGATAGAAGTACGTCTGAAGATTTACCTATGGGTGAAATGGGAGTTGGTCAAGAAAATGGTGGAACATCGTCATATGGATATATGTTTTTTAGTACCCTTAATTCTACAATGGGAGAAAAAATGCGTATCACTAGCGGTGGTTCAATTTTAGTAAATACAACAACAGATGCAGGCTATAAACTAGATGTTAATGGTACAGGAAGGTTTACAAGTAGTACAAATGGGTATTTAAATTTAGATGCTACAAACGCAGGAGCAAATGAAGCAGGGTTATTCTTAAAAATGGGTGGTACAAATGTTTGGGAAATGTACACCGCAGCAAATGACGATGCCCTTAATTTTTGGAGAGCAGGTGGTGGTATTAAATTAAAAATTGCAACAACAGGAGCAGCTACATTCTCTAGTAGTGTAACTGTTGGGACAAATGTTAATGTTAATAGTGGTGGTGTAATTAACTTAAATTCTCAAAATGGGTTTCAATTAGGGGCAGATGCTTATAGTGGTGGTTTTTATATTTATGATAATACCGCAGGTGTTTATAGGTTTAAAATAGCTAATGGAGGAGCAGCTACATTCTCTAGTAGTATTCAAGCTAAAACAGCATTACTTGCAAATGCATATGTTCCATATACATATAATGACCAATTTGAAATACAAAATGAATCTGTTTGGAGATTAAGATTTCAAGCACATCATAATGGAAGTGGATATGATTATAGAATAGTTCAAAACAATAATGGTTCTGATGTTCCCGTTATGACATTTACTAATGGTAATATTAATGTATTACAAGCAGCTACATTCTCTAGTAGTGTAGGCGCAACAAATTTTAGTGCAACACAAGCTCCATCAAATTCAGTTTTAAGTACAATACAATTAACAACGGCAAGTGGAACTTTATATTCTGCAAATATGCAACTTAATACAAGTGGAGGATTAGACACTTGGACATATAATGCAACTAATGGTTGGGTAAATAGAATGACTTTAACAACAGGAGGCAATGTAGGTATAGGAACAACAAGTCCTCAAAGAAAATTACAAGTTGCTTCCGATGGTACAAATTGGGGTTCTGCAATATTTAGTGGAGCAGGTGGAACTGATATTGTACAATTAGGTAATTTAAATGGTTATGCAACAATAGCTGCCGTTAATTCTGCTTTGACAGCTTACACAACATTACAATTGGGAAATAATGCCTTAACCATAGCATCCACAGGAGCAGCTACATTCTCTAGTAGTGTAAGTTGTGGAGATATATTCTCTACAGGACAAATACAAAATAATTCTTTATCAGGAAGTGGTGTAAGAAATGTAAATGCTACAGCAGCAGGTGAATTAACAGTGAGTACATCAGATTCTAGTCTTAAAAAGAATGTAGAAAACGCAACTTATGGACTTGATGTGGTAATGGCTTTAAGACCTGTAACTTATAATTGGATTCCTGAAAATAAATTAGGTACACAAAAAGAACTAGGATTCATAGCTCAAGAAGTACAAGAGTTAATACCTGAAGTGATTGGAACTAATTATGATGGAAAACTATCATTAGATTATGCAAAGATAGTAGCAGTGTTAACTAAAGCTATTCAAGAACAACAGGTACAAATAAAAGAGTTAAAATCAAAAATAAATAAATAAAATGAAAACAATCGAAACAGTATCAATTTGGAACAATGGTCAAATTGACGAAGCTAAAGTATTAAATACTTATGCGATTAATGTAACATTAAATATATCTGCCATTTTTTGGTATGGCTTATTAGCAGAAACAGCAGATGGTAATATTTCCACCACATTAGCACAAGGAAATTTAACAATGACAGGAGATGCTTATACACAATGGCAGACAGATAATTATGCTTGGGATTGGGTAGCAGCACAATTAAATCTTACCATCATAGGAGATTATGTGCCACCAGTACCAAGTACAACAACCACAACCACAGAAGTGCCTTTAAATTCAATTCTAGCAGATTTAAGAAAAGATGCTCCTATTGAAGAACCATTAACCACCACTACTACTACTACTATTTAAAATAATTTGGTAAATTAAATTATTTAAAATAGCTTTGTAGGAAAATCAAAACATTATGAAAACAGTTAAATTAAAGGTGATTAAAGAAAACATTGGTGGTAGAGATACAATCTTAACTACATATGATCTACTTAAATCAACAATAAACAACCCAAAAGAGGGTGGTTTTAATGTAGATGAAATGATTAAAAGGTTAAGACTTCTTGAGAAATTAGATGCTCATAAAGAAACATTCTCAATAAAAGAAGCTGATCTTGAAAACTCTTTAGCTATAACAGCAGAACTTTCTCTTGAAGATGCTGATTACAATGATTTAAAAGAGCTTTTAAAAGGTATGAAATGGGGAGTTATCTCTCAAGCTATTGTTGATTTAGCTAACGAGTTTAAATAGTTCATTAATCACTCTACTTGCTTTAATACCCCTATGACATTCAAAATGTTTAGGGGTATTTTTATTAATAGGACACCAATCCCAATCTCCTTTATCAAATTTGAAATTAGGATTGTTCCAACATCCATGACATAAACTTTCATCTGTAATTCTAATACAATTAGATTGAAACTCATGGTCCTTGTTGGTAAAATTAGAGATCATTACCACCTTTGTTCCTACAGCCCAAGCTAACCAGCTAAGCCCTGAACTAAGTCCTATAAAAAATTCACTGTGATAGATTACACTCATGGTGTTCTCAATGCTTGTATCATCTATCTTAATGCAATTATCAAATGGATTATTCTCTTTGGATACATTGATAATTTGATATCCTTTATCATGTAGATAGTTAATCACTTCCTGCCAACCTTCTCTGGTCCAGAACTTACATCCACTGGTAGAATTGGTAGCTATTGTAACATACCTACCATATTTATTATTACCACGATCAAACTTTATATTAGGTCTAATCTCTTGAAAATCAAGACCTAAGATGTTGGTAGCTGCTTGTTGAAGTGGAATAGTGTTTGGTAAAACTGGTTCTTTATTACTATTGTATTTCCAACCAAGAACATATTGTCCATATGTATTCACTGTAGATCCTGGTTCTACAAATTCAAGCTCAGGATAGTCCAGTATTTTATTCCAAAAAGTGGACACAACCACTATACAATTATGTTTCTTTTTAAACTCTAAACAATATGGTATCCAAGCTAGTGTATCTCCAAGACTCTCACTATCAAAATTTATAAACACTGTCTTACCTGTATAATCTAATATATAATTGTATATAAGCTTATCATCTTGCCAAACCTTTGTTGTCCATTTGGTATAATACTCTCTATTTAATTTAACCCAATGGTTTATTTTTATATTAAATTCAGTAGAAAGACTACTATTTTCTTCATAAAAACAAATTTTAAACAGACTACTACTCACTCCTTTTATTTCTAGAAAAGGTTGAATAACAAAATGCTGTGTAATATCCACTCTTTGTTCCTGAAGAGGAATGTTCATTATAGTGTTATAAAAGTTTTTATAGGCATTTGTATAATCATCTAATTGATTTGGGATACTATATGTAGCTTTTATATCATGTAAGTTTGTATCTATAGGCTGTATGTAGTCAGTAAACATATCTTCATACTGCTCTAGGTTTCTAGCTACAATAGGTAAGCCATAACCAATTGCTTCTTTAAGAACTAGAGGATTACATTCCCATGTGCTATTGAACATAAATATATCAGTAGCCTCCATAAATAGTTGTGTATCAGCTCTTTCTCCCCATATAGTTACATTAGGTGGTAAGTTTCTCATCAATGGTTCCCAATAATATTTGAAATTAACAGCTTGGTTACCTACAAAATGAAAATCCATATCAGGATAGTTACGAGCTATCTCAAGTCCTTCTCCCTGATTCTTACCTTGTGTCCATAGTCCTACATTCAATACATTAGTCCTAACTAAACTGATTCCTAATTTAACCTTTGCTTTATGTTTAACTATATCAGATACAACATTGTTCTCTATAGGAAACTCAATCACCTCTTTATATGATGGTAAGTTAGCAAATGTCTTTAGATGATATGGTGTACAGAAAGCATATGCATCAGGATGAAATATCTTTTCATTAGGATCAAAGCTCACATCATGACAGGTTTCTACAATCCTATAAGTTCTATTATTACTGTATAATCTTTGAATCATTTCTCTATCGAATCTTTCAGCTGGCTCATGTATATGAATAATGTCTGGTTGAATATGATAGATGAGATCAAATAGTTCCATTTTGTTCTCATATAATGTATATACATCTACTAATTCCTTAAGAGCGTTACGCTGTACAACATAATCAAGACTATGACATTGGTATTCTATTACACTTATATGTACGTAATTCTGTAGCACCTCTACAGTTTTCTGAAGGAAAGCAGGCATTCCTCCTGTGGATAGATGTGGAGCTAAAAACATTATATTTAGCTTTTTGTCTTTAAGCTTATCAATCATCTTGTACATAACATCTGGTCTCTTTTCCCCATGATAGAATAATAGATTTTCTTTTTTAGGAAGTTTAAACCACTGCCAATGCTCCTTATCAAATTCATATTCATCTATCTTATTAAGAATATCAAGACTGGCATTAGTGTATAAATATGGTAGACAATCTGTATGTGCATTCTTCCACAAGAGAACATTTGCAATAGTTTCTTCATGAAAGGGAGCATAGAGTTTAAAATCTTCTTTAATTTTAGGATGAGTGCACATCCAATACCATTCATCTAAAAATGGTATACAATCCTGATTAGCTATAAAATATCCTGTTTGTCTGTAAGAACCTCTTTCTACATCAAAGAACTCACAAGCTGGAAGCTCAAGATTGGCCTTTCCATCTAACATCATGACATCATATATACTATCTACAAATAGTGGATAGTCAGTAATAGAGAAGTCAAATATTCTATCTACTAGTGGTGTAGCTACACTATCACTATCTACATAAGCTACTGTATTAGCATATTTAAGACAGTCTTTAACAATCATTGGACGCTCTATAAGGATGTTGTAAATCCTATCATCTGTTCTATTAATATAAAATTGATCCTTAGTGTTATATTCTATCTCTTTGATATTACAATCCCATCTAATAGTAGTGGCTTTATTTATCTTTGCATCAGAGTTGAGCATGTATACAAACACTGGATGTTTACTAAATGTAACTAGAGAGTTTACACAAGCTGTTACAATATCATAATAAGCATCTGTAGCATATAGTACAAAAGCTTTATCAATCATCTTTCTTTCTATGTAATATCCATACCACATATTCCCATAGAGAAGTTCTAATGTGGGATAGCGTTCACTCATCACCTCTGTTGTCAAATCTGGTTGTAGATGAGTTTCATATATATTACCTTCATGTGTTCCTTGTTCCATCATATAGGGAATAGCAACCAAACATTGCTTCCCAGCATTCTTCACATCTTGTATAAGCTTCTGTCCTTCCTCAGCTGTTAAATGTTCTAATACATCTCCCAGGATGATAAAGTCATAATTAGAATAATCAAATGTACGTATGTCTCCATCATGAATAACACCATAATAATTCCACAATTCATATTGATCAATATAAGGAGCCCATATCTCAAGAGCATCTATGTCATAATTAAGCTGTGCTAACAACTTACCATATGTACCTTCTCCAGCACCTACATCTAGTATTCTTGTATTAGCAGGAACATTGTTCTTGAACCATTCCTTCACCTCATTTTTAAAGAATTTATAACTAGTAGGCATATGATTATTTTGTACAAATTTAAGAAAGATTAGGTATATTTGCAAAAAAACATTATGAAAATAGAAGTGAGTATAGGAGAGATAGTAGACAAGTTCACCATCTTAACTATTAAAAGTGAAAGAATAACAGATGAGGATAAGTTAAAGAATGTTACAAAAGAACTAGGTTATCTGTTAGGAAAAGTTCTTGAATTTGGTATAGATCTGGAAGATGAACTAGTAACAAGTCTTCTTGATGTAAATAAAGACTTATGGAACATAGAAAATAGTCTTAGAATCCATGAAAAAGATAAACTATTTAATAATGAATTCATTGAATTAGCCAGATTTGTATACATATTGAATGATAAAAGAGCTGATATTAAGAAAAAGATTAATATAGCTTATGGTTCTCAGTTTGTAGAAGAGAAGTCATATGATACATATTAAAAAAAAGATTTGGTAATTTCAACTGTTTTACATAGCTTTGCGTGTACTACTATAATTACCTAAACTAAATAGCACATATCTCCTTAATAGGGGATTTTTGTGTTATATACATCCCTCTTAATCCATTATGGAAACAAATAACTTCAAACAAGAATTAACCAATATGGATCTTAGACTTACAGAGATGGAAGAGAAAATTGACTCTATTAACACAAAGTTAACCCAAGTGGTGGATGCAATTATTGGGAATCCATTAACAAAGGTGGGGGGGTTCATTGGTGAGATTGAAATAATGAAAGCAAAAATCATTGAACTAGAGAAGCAGCAAGTTAAATATGAAGAGTTTAAAAAGAAAACAATGTGGACTATAGCTGTAATAATGGCTATAGGAGCTTTAATTCAATATGGTACAACGATTTATTCAAATGTTAGCACTATAAAAACCAACGAACCAGCACAAACTAAAACTCCATGAAACTAAAAGACATAGCATTTATTGCAATTATATTTATATTGGTAATAAAGATTTTATTCTTTTCACCAAATAAAGCAACAAAGTCTCTTCAGGAAGAAAACAAAGCTTTAACAGACTTAATAGCTCTCTCTATTAAAACTATAGACAGTCTTAACATTGCTCAAGCTGTAGAAACAAAGCAAATAGATAGTTTAATTAACTTACGCAATGTTATAAAAATTAAATACAAAACCATATATGAAGAATATACAACCAAAGATTCTCTTGTTAATAGTCTGTCTGTTGACAGTATTGTTGGGCTATGGACAAAAAGATACAGTTATTATCAAACCAAATGATTCTTTGGTAATTATCACCAAAGGAATGGCAATTGATATAACAAAAGACTTAGTTAAGAAAGACTATCTAGAGCAAAAGGTGATTCTTTTAGAGAAAGATACAGCTGTTTTGTCGCAAATGTTTGCTAAATATGCGACAGAATTAACTCTAGCTAATAAGAAAGAAGACGCTTATAAGTCTATTATAGCTGATGATAAAAAGATAATAGGTAATTTTAATAACTATATCACTAAACAAGATAGAACATTAAAACTTACAAAGATTAAATCAACCACTGCACAGATATTTCTTTTAATAGCATCTATATTTATAATAGTAAAAAGTTAAATATGAAATTTGGATGGTCACATTACTGGGAATCTACACCTAAAGGTGTTAGAAAGATAGCAGATGCAATAGTATCTGCTTGTGTATTTGCAGGTGGTCTTACATCACTCAATGGACATCCTATTGTAGGAACCATCATATTTGCTACAGGATTTGTAGCTAAAGCTGTATCAAATTTCTTCACTGATGACACCTCTGCAGCATGATTATAATAAACGATGAGTGTATAGACTTAATAAAATCCTTTGAAGGATTCTCTGCAAAAGCTTATCATGATGATATTGATCCTCCAGGAGTAGATACAATTGGATATGGCACCATAGTTTATCCACCTACTTATATGGGAGGTAAGCGTGTGAAGGTTGGTGATACACCAATCACTGAGGCTCAAGCAGTTACATTTCTTAAATGGGAAGTGGAGCTTAAAACCAAAGCAGTGGATATACTACTTAGAGATGACCTTACAGCTAATCAGTTTGGGGCTCTTGTAAGTTTTACATATAACCTAGGTGAGGGTTCTTTAAAAGGCTCTACACTACGTAAGAAGGTAAATATAGATCCAAGTGATCCAACTATACTACTTGAGTTTCTTAAGTGGGATATGGCTTCTGGACATCATATAAAAGGATTACAAAGAAGAAGACAAGCAGAAGCTGATTTATATTTTAAAAGATAACAATAATGATCATACAACCATTTCCACGTCCTATTAACCCTAAACTAAAAAGACAAACTGATGATCAGCTTGCTAAGGTGGGACAATTAAACCAACTAGTTAGAGATGTTAATAATCTAAATGTAGATGGTTCTACACCTACAGGTATTCCATTTGAATGGTATCCACCTGCTGGATTAACTAACGGTGGTCCTAAGTTTACATACACTGATGGTGTAGAACTTATCTCTTATCATATTAGAGGTATACAGTCAATTTCTAATAATTCTGCTACAGGTTTTAGTGAATATTTATGTACAATAAGTGTTCAACCATATCCTGCACCCATCTTTCCAGGAAGTTTAACAGGCATGTTTATAAGTGGATCAGGTAGTGATATTGTTACTAGTCCATTAGCTATTGGAGGATTAATAGAGATAAATAGTGTTCACGTACCATTAACTTCTCTTGCATTTACCTTATATTACTATTATGATAATCCTCAACCAGATGGTTCACTTTGGTATGCTCTTGTAGCAGAAGGTTATACAGATGAATCTTCAGGAAATTTAACAGCATTGATGTCATATGATTTTGAAATGTTATTACCAAACTTTATTCCAGCTCCAACTATTTTTCAAGACTAAATTATATAATCATGGCATATCCATTCACTAAACAACCTGAACCTGTACACTCTGAACAACTAAAAGCTATTCTTGATAAATTAACTACTAGTACAACAACCACTCAAACTCCACAATAATGGCAAAAACAACTGGTGACTCAAGAAAAACCACATTTGGTAAAAGAAAAGGTGGTAAAGCTAAGAAAAGCAAAGGTCCTAAAGAGAAAAATGTGAGCAAATACCGTTCACAAGGTAGATAACCAAACAAAAATATATGGAAAGTGACAGTAAAACAATTAAGAAGATTAAAAGAAGCATCTTTAATGTTAGCGATGTTCTTCCTACCATTTGGATACGATTTCCTTTTCAAGCTGATAATGGATCTAAGTGGCTCCTATTGGATAGCAGACATTACCTTCTACTCAATTTCAGGATCATTTTGGCTCTCGTATATCTTGTTATCCAAACGCTTAAATAAGTATAACTAACTTAGTTATAATAGATTTAATTAATTTGCTTATAGTGAATTAATTAGACTCATTGTAATTATTAAATAATCATATACCTTTACGCATTAATTTTATTAATCATGGCAATACCAAGCAGACAGATAGGATGGGGTACAGAAGAAAACCTCTTATGGCAGATTTCTAAGCAATTAGAATATCTTACAGGAGTGGCATATGCTGCTGGATCAGCTTCTTCTTCTACAGTAACATTTCCAGTTCCTGGAGATGGTGATACAGTTAGTACAACTGCTGGTGCAGGCACTACAATTATTAATTTTGAAGGGCCTATTGCTAATGATTTTACATTAGATGTAACAACAGCACCTGGTGCTCAATTGGGAAATAAGATTTATTTGATGATTACAGGTGGAAATCCTAGTGGAACAATAACATTTGCAGGAGATCTTAATAATATTGAATG